TCCCTAACCAACGCCCATTTCTTTGAAAACTCAATAGCCTCGTGTGTGAGACGCTGTCCCGTGATCTGATCCAGCACCATGATGTCTGCCAGAACACCAATGCGCTCCGCTATCGCTGGTTCGCCGGTGTTTTCAGCAAGTAGGGCGTCCAGTGCTGGAGAGTTGCCACCTTCTGCGTGAGACCCAGACTTACTCCAACGTCCCTGAGCGTTATAGTACCGCTGTACTTCCTCTTCACGATTGAATAGCATCTGCCAAGCGAACGACATATCACCCAAGCCCGGAGTAAGCAACTCGCTAGGGGACTGGTTGATCCACAACTGTGTATCAGTACGAGCAGTTACCGAACGGACCAACTGGTTGGGGTTGAACTGGAAGTCCAACTTGGCACCCAACTCCATAAGAGCCCTCGTGGCATCTCCCCCAGCAGGGGTATCAGGTACAACGCCTAAGTTCGCTTGCAGCACCTGCCCCAGCAGACGCATGTACCCACGCTGGATACGAGAGTCAGTGGGGACAACGTGTGTGGTGTGTGAACTAAAGGGAGGGTTGGTCACCTTGGGGTCAGTGAACATAGCACTGTTGCCCGTACCACCCGCTACCGCTGTTGCAGCGCCGAGGCTGTGCCCGCCTGAGGAACCTTGATGGGGCATTACGACCTCCTCAAGGCACGCACGGCCTCAGATGTCTCAATCATACGAATAATCCTGTTCGCTAGCATGTCCGCATCAGCAGCAGTATTGCCTGACCCATTCAAGTTGATAGTGGGAGATATGACCACAGAACTTCCTTGACCGCCGTCCCCCATACCTCTAGTTGCCGGATCGACAGCCTGTATTGCCCCACTGCTGCGGTAGGGTGTGTAAGGAGTACTACCAGTTGACATACCTCTAGTTGCAGGATTTCGTGCCAATCCCAACTTGGTAGCCCACTCACCACGCTCAGTGGCACTCAAACTAGCCAAGTGTTGAAGCCACGTATTCGACCCCGACCCCGAAGCCGTAGGTCGTGGGGTAGTCACCGATGTAGCGCGCCTACCCGTAATCTGAGAGACACTGGTGATGTTCACGGGGGCAACATGCCACGGTTCACCAAAGGACTTTCCGTGGCGCAGACCAAACTTCCCGGCATTAGCCACAATCCAGTCGTAGGACTCGGGGGGTCCTAGATCAGCGGCGTATCCGTATTCATGCAGGGAGCGACCGGGGGGTGCCGCTGGGGAGGCCCCCTGATTCAGCGTCCACGACTGGCCTGCCCACTCAGTGTCCCCCACCGGGCTATAACGAGAGCGGAACAGCATCTCCTGCTTGGCAGAATCCCTAGTCCCACTGCTCAGGGTCAAGGGGACACCAGCACTGTCGGCTGCCGACTTCATCTTCTGAAGACTTGAAGCGAACCCACTGTTCATGCCTGCGTCCCTGAGGTGCTCAGTGTCCCCTAGGTCAGGGATACCGGGGATCTTTCCTGCTAGACGCAGCCACCACTTGTTCTGAAGGTTGGCCTTCCACCCAATGATGGGGCTGAGAGCCTCATCCAACTGTTGGAACTTCTCAATCAGGCCCTGTGTATTACGCTCCAGTTGAGCAAAGTTGTCAACTTGCTTACTGTAGAACGACTCGCTTCGCTCTACTTCTGACATCCGAGTACGCTGTTCTTCCATAGCGTAGGCGTCGTCAATCCCCATCATCCTCCGATGGCTTTCGTTGGATGGGTCGTAGTGCCCTCTACCCCCCAACTCCTTAAACTGAACATTCTGCTGGGCTATCTGTAGGACCATGTCCTGCATGTCGTCGGGCAAGCCCATGCGAGACAGGTTGGCGCGAGTCATCGAACCGGGCTGTAAAGCCCCAATAATACGGTCAGTGTCATCCAAGTCAAAGCGGTCGATGATGTTGTTGACTAGGGGCATAACACCGCGAGCCTCACCACCCGGACCCCAGAAACCCTTACCCATCATCATGGTCATCAGGTTGGAGGACCCCGGCTGGGCCAAAGCAGTGATCATCTTTGTGGCATCCTCAGTGGTGTACCCGAAGCCGGAGGCGACCCTGATGGCTTCAACGTCTTTAAGCATGGACGTTGGGTTGATGCCCATAGTGGTCTGAAGTTTCAGCATCTGCTCAACGCCCCCAGAGCCGATGAGCCCACCCGTCAAGGGCTGACGCCATTTGCTCTGGTATTCCAGTTGGGTGCCGCCGTACATCTGCCTCATCAACAAACCCGTGCGGTCAGCGGTCAGGGTGTAGCCACCAAACTCCTCAATCCTGTTACCCGCGTAACCCCACGCTGCTTGTCCAGCCCTGACTCCTGTAGCGACGGCTCCGGCTGCAAGAGCCCCTGCGCCCATCCCCGTAGCCCCAACCATCTTCATAGCCCCGTACGCCATCCCGGTCTTTAAGAAGTTGCCGTTGCTAGGAACACCCCCAGCATCAGTCTTGCCAGCGCCTCCCATGCCCCCCATCTCGGGAGTCTTTGTCTTGTCAAAGACATCCTTAAGTTCGCGGGCTGTCTGTACCAGCCCCTTCATCTGTTTGTCAGTCTTCGCTAGTTCGGAAGTGAACTCCTTAAAGTTCTTCTTAAACTTGTCTACGGAGTCGCCATCAAACTTGAGGCGATCCTTAAAGCGAGCGAACGACTGATTCCCCGCAGATAGCGCCTGCTGGGCCTCGTCGTCTGACCGATCACCACTAGCCATTACTTAGCCCTCCACTTAGACATCTCGGACCAGAAGGACCGCTGCCTTATTGTCATAGTACGAATGTCGTTCAGGGAATAGCCGGAGTACCCCTGAGCGATAGAATCATATTCCCAGTAGACGTGTGTCAAGTTAACCGAATAAAAGGGAGGCCCAATCCAGTAACATCGTGATCTTCTCACCACAATGCCCGCATGGGGCTTCCACCTCCTCCAAAGTTGGACCGGGCTGGTCTTCCAGCACGGTGTTGATCACTAACTTGCGATCCGCTAGGGACAAGCCCTTGGACCACTGAGATTTGATCTTTTCGGACCTGTCATCATCCCAAACAACAGCACGGGCAACAATGGCTGTGTTCTGCTCGGCTGGGTTGTCGCTAGCCTCTGCAATAATCTGAGCATCTTTGCCGGTGAGGTACTTGACCTTTACCTCAGTGCCATCCTTAAAGGTGACCACTCGTGGCTCGGTAAGAGATGCCTTAGCCGGGGTGATCGGGAAGTCCTTATCCAGATTGACCTGCACCTCATTGCTCTTAGCACAGTGACCACAGGTAACTGAGAAGTCACGTATGTTGCCATAGGTGGCCTTGACCACCCCCAGAAACAGGAGGTCTCGGTCACCGATGATCAGATTGTCCAGAACGTCTGGATGATCTTTAAGTGTCTGTGTCCCTACGGATACGACTGAGCGACGAAGCAGAGCAGAAGTGTAGGCAGCGTATGTGAGGTTCTCTATGTTGCTTAGTCGTGCCAACTCTTCCTCGTCCTCCCCTGTCATCTCTCTGACTATCGCTGTCTGTTGCCACTCACCAGACTCTGGGTCGATGATCCCACGGAGGAGGGAGACAGTCGTTGGTGCTGCCTCACCTACCTCAGGTGGGTCCTCTTGAATGGCCTCATTGATTGCATCAGCCTGTGCGGCCAAACTTACACTCATTGTTTACTCCTAACTAGGACGGTTAATGTTATTACTGTAACGGAATATCGTCACCCCACTCCATTGAGAACCCCTCGTGGTGCAACTGCAACTGTTGAATCAGAATGCCGTTATCACCAGCATTGAGGTCGCTGATGGAGAATGAGCCGGGCCAAGCGTTGTAGAGCACGATCTTCAGTTTCGCAGGAAGGTCTGTACCCGTTATTCCTGCGGACGGGTCCGTGTCATACTGGTAGGTGCCAGACGTGACCGGGTGATCAAACACCCACACGTTGACAGTGCAGCGGTACTCTGAGTTGCTGACCGTCGACTGTATCCCGGCACCACCTTGCGGGGCCGTAGAGTCCTGAACTCCAGCACCATTCTCCTGACCGCCCTGCCAAGTGTGCATGAACTCCTGCCACTTGCTCAGTGACTTGCCCCCACTGTCGGGGAACACGCCACGGGCCAAGGACACCGGAGCGAAGTCCGACTGTCCGACCATCTTGTGTGGGTGGGTGTTCATCCCACCCTCCCTATACGGGATAACCTCATTGGTGACAGCGATACCGGACATCTGGGCGAACCCTAGATTGTTCATACCTGCTGCCATGTTGATCTTATTGAGGCCACTGTCAGCCTGTGGGATGATTTGCACACGGAACTTAAAGTTCCGCAATGGGTCTGTACGTATAACGGGCATTTATTTCTCCTCCTAGAGAGTCTCTACTGCGTTAGCGCCGCCGGTCCACTGACTGACGTTCACAATGATGTACTCAGCCGGGTACTGGAGGGCCAGTCCGACCTCAACGTGCAACTCACCGTTACCGATGGTTGACACTGTGTTGTTTGAGGCGTTGCAGGTTACGTAGAACGCCTGACTTTCGTTTGCGCCCTTCAACCCACCCTTGGCCCACAAGGACCTGAGTTCCTGCTGAATGACAGTGATCACCTTCTGCCGCAAGTTGGCATCGTTGGGCTCAAACACTGCAAATGAAGAAATCTCCTTGATACGAGCCTTGACGAAGTTCAGGGTCCGACGGATCGGAATGTACTTGGACGGGGAAGTTACTGCGAGAGTACGAGTACCATTGATGATGGCACCTGTACCCGGAACCAACCTAATCGGGTTGATGTTCGCGTCGTATAGCGTGCCCTCGTCGGCCTCGGTGTAGTTAGCCACCAAACCAAAGACGTTGGCTAGGTCAAGATTGAAGCCAGCGGGGGCCTTAGCCACCGAGTACATCCTCTCAGTCTTACCGTAGATCGCCATAACAGCACCACCCAGAGGGGAAGTACGCAGGGCGGCTGGGCCGGTCTTGGTTGGGTCTGCAACTGTGGCACCGGGGTAGTAAACCGCAGCATAACCACTGTTGGTGTACGGGGCCACAACAGCGAGTGCCTCGGCTGCTGTCGTCTTGGTGGTGTCCGCGTCAATGATCACGAACCCCGTTCCACGGTTAGCCGCATAAGATATAGCAGCGTTTACCTCGGACGAGGCAGACACACCCGGCAGGTTGATGAGCAGGTCACCAGTCACCTGATCCAAGTAGGCGATATTCGTGGTGTAGTCACCAGAGACAACTGCTGTACCGTCAGAGCCACCAATGATGGTGTACGTACCATCGGTGACCTTCGTGGTGGTGGACTTGGTAGGAGCCACCAAAGCGGAAACACGCAGGTAGTCTGAGTAGTTGTTCACAAGACTCTCCACGTTGCGGTTATGGGTGGTGTCGATAGATATCTCAGTCCACCTC